GACATCAAAGGTTCCTTCAGGATAACGAGCACTCAGTTTCTCATAATTCATCTTAAGAATTTCTTCGAAGTTAGTGTCAAGTGCCATAAATGCTTGAGATAGATACCAACAGATATCTCCAAGTTCACGCTTCAAGTGAAAGGCATTCTCTTCATTGTATGGTTTACCTTGAAGGATGATTTTTTTTACAACCTCAGTAAACTCACCTGCTTCAGCACTCATACCAAGAGCAGCAGTGAGAAGACGAGGAACATCAGCATCATCATTTGCTTCAAGTTCAGTCATTCGTGCCAGAAGTTGTGCAAAGTCACTACTTGCAGGACTTGTAGTTTGACGAACGAATTCAATATATTTGTTTGTATCAATAACTTGTGTCATATCAGAATTTAAATCCTTCAAATGATTTTTTAGGTTTCTTTTCCTCATAATCATACTCCTCATCCTTTCCATTGTCAAGGATGTCGTTTTGAGCAGATTGTTCGCAGTCATAAAGACGCATTTTTGCACGGTCAATACCAATCACAAAACGCTTATGAATGGTAGGATCATTATATCGGTTCTTAAGTTGTTTCACCAATATCTGTCCCAACCCCTCCAACTCTTCAGTGCTAATAAGGGCAAACATAAGATCAGCAGTAGCAGGGAGACCAAAGGATTCAGAAGTATCAGTAAGTTCAACATCAGAACTACCATAACCTGAACGAGTGGTCTGAGTAGCGGATACAATCGGGACATTAAACTCAACTGCGAGCCCCCTAAGTTCCTCAGCAATTGCTTTAACAAATGTATATGAATTGATATTGCTGTTTCCTTTATACCTACTGGAAGAACAAATATTAAGGTAATCGACGAAAATAATATCAGGTCTAAATGATTTCTTAAGTGAAAGTTCATTAAGAAGTGATTTGAAGTGTCCAGCATGAGCAGACGCTGTTGGATATTCCTTAATTATAAGAGTTCCTTGCGTCTTCTTTGCAAGATTAGTGACCTTGTTTTCAAACATTTGCTTGGGAAGATCGACAATATCTTGAATGGGAACATTCAGAAGGTTTGCGTCAATTCTTTCAGCAATACGTTCTTCTGCCATTTCCAACGTAATGTACAGAACGTTCCGTCCTTGGAGCAAGACGGAGCTAGCCACATGGCACATGAATAGAGACTTCCCGACACCCGTACCAGCAAGAGCGATGTTAAGAGTTTTGTTAGGAAGACCACCTTTCGTGATTTTATTAAAGTACTCAAGATCAAATTCAATTTTATCCTCCTTTTTGTGATAAGACTCGTAGCGTTGTTCGTAATCTTGTAAGTAATCGTGTCCGATATGATTATCGAAACTTACAGCAAGAGCATCGGAAAGAATAGAGGGAATGCTGTCACGATTCTTCTTTTCATCCTTACCATCAGCAATATGAATTGATTCCATCAGAGCAAGATAAATTGCTCTATCACGGCACCATTTTTCAGTTGTAGAAACCAACCAGTTCATCTCAACAGGAACATCCTCAAGACAAGAAATCAACTGAAGAATTTCTTTGAAAGAGGTGTCATTAATATCTTTACGTTTTTCTACTTCAATACATAGAACTTCTTTAGTTGCTGGTTGATTATATTCGGAAACAAAATCAAGAATTTCTTCAAAGACAATTTTTTGATTTTGATCTTCAAAATATTCAGATTTAATAAAGGGTATTACTTTTCGAATATATTCTTCATTATACAAAAGGTTTCTAAGAATTAGAAACTCAACTTTCTCCATAACTAAATTCCTTGCGTGCGATTTGATCTAATTGTTGCATCACTTCTTCAGTGAAATATACTTCAGGTTCTTTAAGAATCTGTTTAGCGTAGAGTTTCTTTCCATCAATCTCATAACGCCCCGCGACATTTTTCCACAGACCACCAATCTCACCGAGTTCAAGTAGTCCGTAATATCTATCCAGACCGCGTTCATCATAAAAAAGACGAATCTCCACATCTTTATTTTCTTTACTTAAACGCGATTTAGCAGTCTTAGCCTTGATAATATTTCCGACCACTTCCGTTCCATCCTTTTCTTTCTTTTTGCTGAGATAAATGATTGTAGAGGCTGCGTATTTGAGTCCAGAACCTCCCCCCATTTCTTTCGTTGGTACATAAGCTCCGATGACATCGTATGTGTGATTTGTGACAAGAAGTGGAACATTTGCTTGACCTAATTTGAGTGTGAGTATTCGGAAGGCGCCTTTGATAAGTTGTGATTTAGTCATATCACGAACTTCTTTTTCATTTAGTACGTCATTGATCTCTTTACTTGTAGAAAGCATACCTAGAGAATCGAGAACAAACATACAAGGATTGCGTTCACCCTCAGGTTTTTTCATATAAAGGTCAACTGCTTTTAGTGCTTTAGTACGGAACTCTTCGACAGTAACAACATTAACAACCACAAGACGTTGAGTATCTACACCACGACTTTCTAGAAGAGATTTAGTGATAGCAGCCTCAGTATCAAAGTAGAGACAGTAACCATCGGGATGAGTATCAAGAAAATTCTTAACCACCGCGAGAGAGAAAAAAGTCTTTCCAGTAGAAGACTCTCCAGCAATAGCAGTAATCTTATTCCCAGATACACCACCAAATATGCTACCTGAAACCAGTGCATTAAAAATGTATGAACCCGTATCAACATAAGTTTCCGTCTCGTCTATATCAGATGCTAACTTTGTATAGTCATCACCAATTTCTTTTACAATATCTTTAAGAAAGTCCATTATTTTGTTCCTTTTTTCTATAGTTTATTTTATAAGACCATAATTTTGCATAAAGTTGTGGATTAAATCCCTTCAACCTTTCAATAATAATTTCTAACTCATTTTCAGATATAGGCAATTCCATTAAGTAAAAAATGAATCAAGGTTTACAGTTTTTTCTACACTCCAACCAATAGAATCGAGAATAATTTTGAGTGGTTCTAGAAACGCTTTCTCAAATTGTAAGTCATAGTCAATGTATCTGTCAATGTTAAGTTCCTTTGGAAACTCTTGAATGAAAGAAATCACATTTTCATGAATACTATTTGGTTTCTTGAGATAAACAAACTTAATTTTTTCTCCATTTTGAATGAGAGAATACTTGTTATTAAGTTTATTTTGTTTAATATAGTGATTAAAAAGTAGTGCTCCACGGACATGAATTGGAGTTCCTTTAGCATAAATCTCAGATGAAGATTGATATTTTTGAACATCAGATGCTGAACGGGGGAATGAAATTTGTTCTGGAGGAAGTTTTTTGAACTCTTTGCGAGAATTCTCAATAAACTCAATTACTTCATCTTCTGTACCACTCATCATCAACTTTAGTGCATCTTTAATCATCTTACGACAAGGAGCGGGAGTGGAAGATTTAACAGCTTCAATACCCATCATTTTCAATTTAGGTTCTTCATAACGAACACCTTCACTATCCCAAACATTCAAGATGTATCTTTTCTTTGCAGTCCAAATTCCACGGTCAGCAATATTCTCCCGCTTCATTTGCATCTTCTGATCATATGCATTCACATAGTCGGCCAGTTCTTGGTAACAACCTTCAATATATTTTTCAAGTTCCACTTTACACACCTTATCAAGGAAAGAAACAATGTCTTGAGTAGTTTTCTCTCTTCCCTTGAATATAGTTTGAACCACAGGACCCATATTAAGATAAATGGAATCAGTATCAGAAGCAATAACATAATCAACATCCTCAGTTTTAAGAAGTTTGTTTAAATATGCATTCATTTTGCCTTCAATCCAACGAATTGCTACTTGCCCACTTAGGGTAATTGCTTCAGCGTTTTCTAATTTGTAATAACGGAAGTACTGATTGCCGATAGCACCATAAGCAGAGTTAAGAGAAATCTTTTTTGCCATTTGGATGTTGTTGCATCTTGCAATTTCCTTTTCCAACTCTTTTGTCTTTTTCTTTTCATACTGCTTCTTTGCTTCAATCATCTTCTTCTTGAAGATTACACGGTCCTGATACATCTTCTCCATTAGTTCTGGAAGAAATCCACGCACATCCTTACGGAACATTGCACCGTTTGCACAGACAGCATAATCCTTATACATCTCAAAAGTGAGTTCTTGATTAAGAATTTTATCGACTGTAACTGTTGGATGCCTTTCCTCAACAAGAGTTTCTGGACTTACATTAAATTGCATAATCAAATGGGGATAAAGCGAATTTAAGTCAAAGTTCACAACCCAATCATACTTACCTGGTTTTGGTTCTTTTACATAAGCACCAGCATACTTTTCATTCTTCTGTGACCTATTCCTTGGAGGAATAACAATATTACGTTTCTTGAGATAATTGTAGATAATATTGTCCCACATACGAACCTGATAGAACACATCGGCATAGTTAACTTTAGCGTCATATGCCATCGTCAAAGCAAGTTCAATCAGTTTCATCTTGTCTTCCAAACGGTCAACAAGTTCTACGTCAACGATGTTATATTCAATAAACTTTTGCCAACCTTGAGTATAGAAATCCTTAAAGGTATCAAACTCAGAGTGGTCAAGTTTTTTCTGACCAAGTTCAACCTCAGCAATATAATCCAGACGATATGATTCCTGTGCTTTATAAGTAAACTTCTTATAAAGGTCAAGATAATCAAGTTGAGTCAGTCCACCAACATCAAAGACAGTGTGCTTACGACCGTTGAGATAAACCTCACCTTCAGTTACAAGTCCCCAGTTGGAAAAACGCTTCATCAGTTTCTCGCCAAGAACACGATTCAGTCGCTTACAGATATAAGGAATATCATACATCTGAATGTTCCATCCAGTAATCACATCAGGAACATTTACCATCCAATAATTAATGAAGTGATTGAGAAGTTCGTACTCTGAAGGACAATAATGATAAATCAAGTCCTCACGATTGTGTTTGAATGGTTTTACTCCCCAAGTAATAATTTTTTTGGTCGTATAATCCTGAATTGTAATTGCAAGAATTTCTTCAGAACAAGATTCTACATCAGGGAATCCACCCTCAGATGCAACCTCAATATCAAGCGTGAGAAGTTTAATTTGATTGATATCAAACTTGATTTCATCTTCAGGATATTTTTGAGAAATATATTGGTAGATGTATCGATCATTTCCGTAAATTTCAAATCCATCTACACTTTCATATTTGGAATAAAACTCACGACAATCCCTAACAGTTCCAGGTTGAACTGGTTCTACAGGTTCTCCACTTAATGTTTTATATTTTGATTCTTTTTTAGTTTTTACAAAGAGAGTTGGAAAGAACTCATCTCTGGTTTCAAATCTTTTTCCATTTTCAACTCCACGTACCAAAAACTGGTTTCCAATCAATTGAACATTAGTGTAGAAACTTAAACTCATTCTTTAATAAGGTCCTGATATTTTTCAAGTAGTGTAGGTGTTGGATCTGCAAGAGTTAAAATCTTGTCAGAACTAATCATAAATGTATCTTGTTTTGTGTAACCAGAAAGAAAAGGTTCTAAAACTTTTTGGGTAGAACCTTCCTTGACAAGGAACGGTTTGATCAATTTGCAATCTGGCTCTCCAATATCAGCACCAACTTCTTCAATCTGACTGATTAGAACTAGATTGTTCATTAACATCATTACTTTGATCATCTTTTTCTCCATATCCTAAAACATTAGTTTCATACATTTTCTTTAACTTTTCAATAGGTTCTACTAAAGTAACAACCCAATCTACAGAAACTGGAATTCTAGTATCTTTTGATAAAGGATTCCAAGGAAACATATTAATTTCAAAAGCTTTGTTTCCATTTTCTCCAACTATATTATCTTGATTAATTAATTTTACAACGCATGGTTTATTAAAAAAGTATCCAATAACTTTTTGTTCCTCTTCCTGTCCAATAACCATCTCTTGCATATCTGCAATTATATCTTCTCCAGATTTTAAAATCGCTAATTTGATTGTCATTTTTTCTCCATACCTCTTAGTATTCTAGCAACAAAAAAAGGAGGAGTCAAGTTTCTCCTCGTTTTTTTGCTTCTCTCAATTTTGCCTTCTCACTCATTTTTCTTTTCGTCTCTTCACTCATTTGTTTTTTTGCGTCACTCATTCTTCTTTTTGTCTCTTCACTTAATTTTTTACCCCTATGAGATTTACTTATTTTATTTTTTGTATCTTCTGTTAATTTTCTTCCGGTCCACAATTTTGATAATTTTTGTTTTACTTCTTCTTTACAAGGGCGACCTTTTGAGGATTCTCCAATTTTTTTCTTTGTTTTTTCACTGTGTCTTCTCAATCTCATCATAGATTTAGTTTCTTCCGAGTGCTGTATAAATCCAGAGGGTTGACATCCACCACTATGCATATTTTCCAATATACCAGTTCCTTGACTTTTTCTACCAAGAATTTCGATTAAATAAATTTCGTGCTTAAATGCATCTTCCTCCGTAAGATTGTTCTTCAAAATTACTATTCTTTCATTTGGTGGCA